ATGTGGCGAGCCGTCGCGTCTAACGCGCTGACGTTGCTGATTGTGGCGCTGTTCCTTTTGGGCGGCGTCATTCTCTTTGGACAGTCGACATATCGCGCAGAGGGGCCGCTTTCGGAGCCCGTGTGTCTGCGTGTGCAGAGTGGCTCAAATATGAGCCGCGTTTCTCAAGATCTCGAAAACCGTGGGGCGATTGCAAATGGCATGCTGTTTCGCATCGGTGCCGATTATGCGGACAAGGCGGATCAGCTGAAAGCTGGTGCTTTCCTTGTGCCTGCGGGCGCGTCGATGGAAGAGATTGTCGATATCGTGACCCGTGGCGGCGCGAGCACCTGCGGCACCGAAGTGGTGTATCGTGTGGGTGTGACCCGCAAACTCGTGCAAGTGCGTGAGCTGGATCCGGCGACAGGCAGCTTTGTGGAAGTTGTGTCTTTCAACCCGGCAGAAGAGGAAGCCCCTGCCGCCTTTGACCGTGTGCGGGCGGAAGCAGACACGCGCTATCGCATTGCCGTGGCCGAAGGTGTGACCAGCTGGCAGGTGATGGATTCGCTCAACAACATCGACTTGCTGACCGGTGAGATCGCGCGCCCTGAAGAGGGCAGCCTTGCGCCAGACAGCTATGAGGTGCGTGTGGGCGACAGCCGCGAAAGCGTGATTGCAAGGATGCAGAACGCTCAAGAAGTGCTTTTGGCGGCAGCTTGGGAAAGTCGCGCCGATGATGTGCCTCTGAACAGCGCTGAGGAGCTTCTGATCCTTGCGTCGATCATTGAGAAAGAAACCGGGGTTGCTGAAGAGCGCCGTCAGGTGGCCAGCGTGTTTGCCAACCGTTTGGATCGGGGCATGCGTTTGCAGACAGACCCGACGGTGATCTATGGCGTGACCGAGGGCGTTGGCGTGCTTGGGCGTGGATTGCGCCAGAGCGAGTTGCGTGCAGCGACACCGTGGAACACCTACGTGATCGAAGGTCTGCCACCGACGCCGATTGCCAATCCGGGGCGCGCGAGTCTTGAGGCTGCGGCCAATCCCGATGAGACGCCGTATATCTTCTTTGTGGCGGATGGCACCGGGGGGCATGCGTTTGCCACAACTCTGGCTGAGCACAATCAGAACGTCGCCAGATGGCGGCAGATTGAAGCAGAACGCGCCAATCAGTGATGTGATGAAACAGAAACGCGGCTCCAATCGGGGCCGCGTTTTTCTTTGGCAGATAGAGACATTTGTCTGTCAGTCGAGATTTGTGATCTCAATTGCTGGCGGGTGTTGGAATGTGGTGTTGGCGGCGTCAGTTGCAGGGCCCTGCTGCACTGTGCCCAGGAGCCATAGTGCCGAGAAGGGCAACAGCCAAGCAGCGTGTCGCAGTGCTTTGCGTTTCCTCAATTGGCTCATGCGATCCACCCCAACTACAGCGCTCCAGTTTTCATACCTTTGCGCCAGAACGTATCAGGGGATCCTGGCGGGAATGTGGTGTCTTGTCTGTGCACTGGAAACAGAGTGTTTCTGGGGGATGTGCCGCGCGCAACACATCGCGTTCGCCTCGTTATATCATTGTAAATATTTAATAATTTGACTGATTTCATGCCGTGAACTAGCGTTTTGTGGTGCTGGAGTACCGATGATTGGCCCAATGCGCGTAGCTGACTTGGGTGATCTGGATGACACATGCGGAGGGGATCACTGCGCATAGAGGTAACGAGCATAGATGACACAACATTTTTCGCCAGCGGATGAGCGCGCGCTGGACCCAGAGCTGCGTGTATTGAAGCGAACTTTGTTTGACTTAAACCAAGACCTGTTGCGGCTTCATGCGGCTTTGCGGGCGGAGGATTTGGGCAAACTTCGCGATACAGCAATGCTCTTTGGGCATTTGCGCCAGTGCATTCGACTGGCCCTTTTGATGGAGACCGACCTTGAAGAACGCGACGCAAGAACGGGCCATGCAGCCCGAAGCAACCCCCTCGATCTCGATGCGGCACGGACTGCGATCCGGTGCCGCCTGGATCGCCTCCGAACCTGCCGAGGTGCAGGCAGCGTTTCTGGACAGCTTGAGTGAGGGGGAGCTATTGGCGCTCCCTTTTTTGTTTGATTTCTGGGCGTTGCCGCATCAGTTGCCGCCGGAGAGCAACTGGAAGACCTGGGTGATCCTTGGCGGACGCGGCGCGGGGAAGACCCGCGCCGGTGCGGAGTGGGTGCGCAGCATGGTGGAAGGGGCGCAGCCGCAGGATTTGGGGCAGGCACGGCGGGTGGCGCTGGTGGGGGAAACCATCGACCAAGTGCGCGAGGTGATGATTTTTGGAGTAAGTGGTTTGATCGCTTGTGCGCCGCCTGATCGTCGCCCCGTGTGGGAGGCCGGGCGTCGCAGGTTGGTGTGGCCCAATGGCGCGATTGCGCAGGCGTTTTCTGCCCATGACCCAGAAAGTTTGCGTGGGCCGCAGTTTGATGCGGCTTGGGTGGATGAGTTGGCCAAATGGCGCAATGGGCAGGAAACCTGGGATATGCTGCAGTTTGCACTGCGCTTGGGGGACAATCCGCAACAGGTGGTGACAACCACACCGCGCAATGTTGGTGTGTTGAAGACACTTCTGAAAGCTGACAGCACAGTGCAGACCTCTGCGCCTACCGAGGCCAACCGGGCCTATCTGGCGGAGAGCTTTCTGCGAGAGGTGGAAGCACGCTATGCCGGCACGCGGCTTGGGCGGCAGGAGTTGGCAGGAGAGCTGCTTGAGGACACAGACGGTGCGTTGTGGACACATGGCCAGATGGATGGGCTTCGGTGCGAGGCGTTGCCTGAAATGGATCGCATTGTGGTGGCGGTGGATCCGCCTGTGAGTGGCCATGCTGGCTCCGATGAATGTGGGATCATCGTGGTTGGTGCGCAGACCAAAGGGCAAGTGCAGGATTGGCGTGCCTGGGTGCTGGATGATGTCAGTGTGCGGGCTGCAAGCCCGGATGCCTGGGCGCGGGTGGCGCTGACAGCGATGGAAAGCTGGGGCGCAGATCGTCTGGTGGCTGAGGTCAATCAGGGCGGTGATTTGGTGCAGTCGGTCATCAATCAGATTGATCCGCTTGTGCCGTATAAAGCGGTGCGCGCCAGCCGGGGGAAAGTCGCACGATCGGAGCCTGTGGCGGCGCTCTATGAGCAGGGGCGCGTGATGCATATGGCCGGGCTTGAAGCGCTGGAGGACCAGATGTGTGAGATGACCACACGGGGGTTCGTAGGCCAGGGCAGCCCGGATCGCGTGGACGCGCTGGTCTGGGCGTTGCATGAACTGATCATCGCTCCCTCTGCGCATTGGCGGCGGCCGCGCCTGCGTGAGTTGTGACATACGCAACATCCACCGTGCGGTCGTGAAGTCTCAAGTTAAGATTAATTTTAGATACCTAGAGTTGTCCAAAGCGTCTGGAGCGCTGCGGGCCAAGACAGTTGCAAAAGCCTTGATGAGTGGGAGCTGCAGACAATGCTAGGAAAGATCTTTCAGCGTGATACAGAGCAGGACGCGGCCGTCGCTGCGGCGCAAAAGAAAAAGGCGAGCGCAACGGGAAAGGTTGTGGCCTGGCACAGCGCTGGTCGCATTGCCTGGAGCCCTCGGGACACGGTGTCGCTGACCCGCACGGGGTTTGCGGGCAACCCGGTTGGATTTCGCTGTGTGCGTATGATTGCAGAGGCGGCGGCGGCTTTGCCGTTGGTGCTGCAGGACAAAGATCAACGATTTGAAACACACCCGGTCCTCGCGCTGTTGGCACACCCCAATGGCGGACAGGGTCATGCGGAGCTGTTTGAAGCGCTTTACGGGCAGCTGTTGCTGTCTGGGAACAGCTATCTTGAAGCTGTCAGCAGCGCGGCGGGTTTGCCGATGGAGCTGCATGTGCTGCGCTCTGATCGAATGAGTGTGGTTCCGGGCAGCGATGGCTGGCCGGTTGGGTATGAATATGCGGTGGGGGCGCGCAAACACCGCTTTGCCGTGGGGGAGCTTTCCCCGATTTGTCATATCAAGATGTTTCATCCGCAAGATGACCACTACGGGTTGTCGCCAATGCAAGCCGCAGCCACGGCGTTGGATGTTCATAACAGCGCGTCGCGCTGGTCCAAAGCGTTGCTTGACAACGCCGCGCGGCCTTCTGGTGCAATCGTTTATCAGGGCCACGACGGGCAGAGCAGTTTGAGCAATGATCAATATGATCGACTGGTCAGCGAGATGGAGAGCCATCATCAAGGCGCGCGCAATGCGGGGCGTCCCATGCTGCTAGAGGGTGGGCTGGATTGGAAACCTATGGGGTTTTCGCCAAGTGATATGGAGTTCCAGAAAACAAAAGAGGCGGCAGCGCGTGAAATTGCGCTGGCCTTTGGGGTACCTCCGATGCTGCTGGGTATTCCCGGGGATGCGACCTATGCGAATTATCAGGAAGCCAATCGGGCGTTTTACCGTTTGACGGTGCTGCCCTTGGCCAGCCGGGTTGCAGCGGCTGTGGGCAGTTGGCTGGCGCAGCATTTTGGCGAAGCGGTGCAACTCAAGCTGGATTTGGATCAGGTCCCGGCACTTGCCCCTGAAAGGGAGGCCCATTGGGCGCGCATCGCTGGTGCGGATTTCTTAAGCGATACGGAGAAACGCGCGATGCTTGGTTTGCCGGCGCGTGACGATGGGAGTGCAGATGCGTGAGCCGCGCTATGGGTTTGAGCACTTTGAGTGCGCGCCCGGGCTGCGATTAGAGGCGCATGAACGGGTGGCGAAGTTGCAGTTTGATAGTTTGAACCGCCGATTGGACAAGATTGAGCAACTTATCGAGAGGCTGGAGCGGCGGTTGTGGCTGACGGTTTATGGCGTGGTCGGCGTGATCCTGTCGCAGGCCATCCAGTCGTTGATGAATGTGTCGCCATGAGGCGGGGTCGGGGGCATGAGAGGGAAGTAGATGCAGCAAGAGACGGAACTTGAAACCAAATTTGCGCAGGTCGGGCACGGGCTGACGGTAGAGGATGGCAATGTGATTGCCGGATACGCCAGTCTCTTTGGTGCACCTGATCAGGGAGGCGATGTGGTGCAGCGCGGTGCCTATGCAAAGTCATTGAAGGCGCTTCTGGACAGCGGGCGGCAGGTCAAAATGCTGTGGCAGCATGATCCGCGCATGCCCATCGGTATCTGGGATGAGGTGCGCGAGGACAGTAAGGGGCTTTGGGTTAAGGGGCGTCTGCTTGAAAGTGTGGCCAAAGGGCGCGAGGCGGCGGCTTTGATCGCAGCAGGTGCCATTGACGGATTGTCCATCGGCTATCGCACGCAGAAGGCAACGACAGGATCCAAGGGGCACAGGCTTTTGCAGGAGCTCGAACTTTGGGAAGTGTCGCTGGTGACATTTCCGATGCTGCCGTCTGCACGATTGACGGCCAAAGATGGGGGCACCCCCTGTGCTTTACGCGCGATGGTGGCGGCCTTTGAAGAAGCCAGCCGGGTGATCGCTGCGCGTTAGAGCGCGCGGAACAACAGAAGTGAGAACAGAACAATGACCAAAACCGAGAGTGAGTCTCGGGTCGGAGAAGATGTGCCTTCGATCCAGGGTGTGACCAAAGTCATGAAGGAATTTATATTTAACTTCAGAGATTTCACGTCCGAAATTCATGCAGATCTGAAACAGCAGAAAGAGCGATTGACCATGTTAGAGCGCAAATCCATTTCCGCGGCGCGGCCGCATCTGGCAGCAGCAACCGATTTTGACGCCCCTCACCAGAAGGCCTTCGATGCCTATCTGCGAACAGGTGACGATGATGGATTGCGCGGGCTGGAGCTTGAGGGCAAGGCGATGTCGGCAAGTGTGAACAGCGATGGCGGATACCTGGTGGACCCGCAGACGGCAGAAACCATTCAGTCGGTACTCAATAGCACAGCGAGCATTCGCGCGATTGCCAATGTGGTGACTGTGGAAGCAGGCTCCTATGATGTGCTGATTGACAGTTCTGATGTGGGGGCAGGCTGGGCGGATGAGACCAGTGCCACTGCGGAGACCGGTACGCCAAATATCGAACGTATCGCCATTCCGCTGCATGAGTTGTCTGCTTTGCCCAAAGCATCACAGCGGTTGTTGGATGACAGCGCCTTTGACATCGAAGGATGGCTGGCTGCGCGGATTGCCGACAAGTTCACACGCGCAGAGGCGGCGGCCTTTATCACAGGGGATGGCGTGGACAAGCCCACGGGTATTTTGACCCATCCCGCGGTTGCAAATGCCAGCTGGAGCTGGGGCAATATTGGCTATGTTGCGAGCGGTGCAGATGGGGCGTTTAACGGCCCGGATGCATTGGTGGAGCTGGTCTACGCGCTGGGGGCGCAGTATCGCGCCAATGGCAACTTCGTGATGAATTCGAAAACCGCAGGTGCCGTGCGTAAGCTGAAGGACGCGGACGGGCGTTTCCTGTGGTCAGATGGTTTGGCGGCGGGTGAGCCAGCGCGGCTTCTGGGGTATCCGGTGTTGATTGCCGAAGATATGCCCGACATTGCGAGCGGCGCAGATGCAATTGCCTTTGGCGATTTCGCAGCGGGCTACACCGTGGCGGAGCGGCCTGATCTGCGGGTGTTGCGCGACCCCTTCAGCGCCAAACCGCATGTGCTGTTTTACGCCACCAAACGTATTGGCGGAGATGTGAGCGACTTCGCTGCCATCAAGCTGCTGCGGTTCGCAAGCGCGTAATTTGTGGGTGGGATCGGGGAAGATCTTCTGATCCCCGGGCGCGCGTCGGACTGCATCACGTTGTCTGGCTGACCCCCTCCGTTGCAACAACGTGAGGACGCGCGCCTTTCTTGCGATCGGCGAAATTTTGGAGTTTTTCCATGATGTTAATCGAAGAAGCTACGGTGCCAGTTTCGGCGTTGCCGGTGAGCGCCTTCAAAGACCACCTGCGGCTTGGGAGTGGTTTCACTGAGGACAGTCTGCAGGATGATGTTCTGGAGAGCTTTCTGCAGGCTGCGATCAGCGCAGTTGAGGCCCGCACGGGAAAGGCGTTGTTTCGGCGTAGCTTCAGCTGGACGGTATATGGATGGCGTGATGGGGTGGCGCAGGGGTTGCCGGTTGCACCAGTCAGCGACATTTCAGAGGTCACGCTGACCGACACGCAAGGTGCGGCTGTGACGGTGGCTTCAAGCGCCTATCAGTTGGTGCAAGATATGCATCGCCCCTGCGTGCGCGGTGTAGCTGGTGGGCTGCCAAATATTCCAACCAACGGCAGCGTCACTTTGCGCTTTGAAGCGGGATTTGGTGCGACGTGGGAGGAGATTCCCGCAGATTTGCGACAGGCGGTGCTGCTGCTGGCGGCGCATTACTACGAGTTTCGGCAGGAAACCACGCTGAGTGAAGGATGCATGCCCTTTGGTGTGACGAGCCTTCTGGAGCGCTATCGCGCGGTGCGTCTTGGACTGGGGGAAGATCAATGAGCCCTGTTGTCAAAGCAGTGACCTTATCGCGCAAACTGGTGCTCGAACGTCCGCTCGCTGCGCCAGATGGGGCAGGTGGATTTGCGCGTAGCTGGGAAACGCTGGGAACGGTCTGGGCCGAGGTGCAGCCACGCAGCGGGCGGTCTCGAGATGGCGGTGAAATGTCGCTCAGCAGTGCGCGTTACAAGATCACCCTGCGTGCGACGCCGGTCGGATCAGAGCAGCGCCCGACCCCTGCGTGCCGTTTTCGAGATGGCGACAGGATTTTCACCATTGAGGCGGTGACAGAGGCGGACGGGGTGGGCCGTTATCTGGTTTGCCATGCCACTGAGGAGGTGGCGCAATGAGTTACGCGGCGGGAGCGGCCCTTCAGGAGGCGGTGTACCAGGCGCTGGTGGCTGACACTGGGCTGAATGCGCAGGTGGACGGTGCGATTTACGACGCCATGCCTGCAGGGCAGGTGCCCGCGCTTTTCGTTTCACTGGGCGCTGAAACAGTGCGGGACAGATCAGACAGTGATGGCGGGGGCGCTGAGCATCGGTTTGTTGTGTCGGTGATTTGTGAAGCCACAGGGTTTGCCCGCGCAAAATCTGCGGCGGTTGCGGCGAGCGATGTGTTGGTGGGCAATGGGCTCCCCTTGGCGCGCGGGCGGGTGGTGTTTCTGGTTTTTGACCGCGCCACGGCCCGGCGCGACACACAGAAAAATTTGCGCCGGATCGATTTGCGCTTTCGCGCGCGGATCGAAGACGATCAGAACTAGGTTTCGGAGAGAGATGATGGGTGCACAGAGCGGCAAAGATCTGTTGATCAAAGTGGATCTGACCGGGGACGGTCAGTTTGAAAGCGTGGCGGGGCTGCGTGCGACGCGGATCAGTTTTAACGCGGAAACCGTGGATGTGACCTCGCTGGAAAGTCAGGGCGGCTGGCGGGAGTTGCTGGCAGGGGCCGGGGTGAAATCGGCGTCGTTGAGCGGCTCTGGCGTGTTTAAAGACGCAGACACGGATGAGCGTGCGCGTCAGATTTTCTTTGATGGGGAAACCCCGGATTTTCAGGTTGTGATCCCGGACTTTGGCATCGTGGAAGGTGCGTTTCAGATCACTGCGATTGAGTATGCCGGCACGCATGACGGTGAGGCGACTTATGAAATCTCGATGGCCAGCGCCGGCGCGCTGAGTTTTGCGGCAGCGTGATATGGCCAATCCTTATGCCGGCGAGGTGTCGCTGACGCTGGATGGGCGACGCCATGTGCTCAAACTGACGCTGGGAGCGCTGGCAGAGCTTGAGGCGCAACTTGGCGATGACACGCTGATCGCGCTGATCACACGTTTTGAGAGCGGGAAATTTGCCAGCCGTGATGTGTTGGCCCTTGTCGTCGCTGGGTTGCGTGGCGGGGGATGGTCCGGTGATGCGCGGGACTTGATGCAAGTGGAGATTGCGGGTGGGCCGCTGGAGGCGGCCCGTGTGGCGGCACAGCTGTTGATTGGCGCCTTTGGAGCCCCGGAGGACGAAGGAACGCGCGGTGAAAATGGCACGGTTTGATTGGCCTGCTTTGATGCGTGCCGGGATCGGAGGCCTGAAGTTGAAACCGGCAGAATTCTGGGCGCTGACGCCAGCGGAACTGGCGCTCTTGCTAGGTGCGGGACCCGCGCAGAGCACTCTCAGTCGGGCAGGCCTGAATGCGTTGCTGCGCAGCTATCCAGACAAGAACGCGGAGGCAGAAGATGGATGATTTTGACAGTTTTGACGGTCAGATAGAAGCGCTTGAGGGCAGTCTTGGCGACGCGGCGGCGATGGTCGCTGGCTTTGATGGTGCATTGCGACGGATGCAGCAGTCTTTGAACGCAACAGGCCAGGATGCAGCGATGCTGGAAAAGAGCATGAACAGGGGCCTGCGTCGGGCGTTTGATGGTCTGGTTTTTGATGGGGCCAAATTGTCGGATGTTTTGAGCAATTTGGCGCAGAACATGGTGAATGCGGCGTATCGCAGTGCGGTGCGCCCGGTTCAGGATCAACTGGGCGAGGCTCTCGCGGGGGGCGTGGGAAACCTTCTGGGGGGACTCTTGCCGTTTGCAGATGGTGCTGGCTTCACGCAGGGCCGGGTGATGCCCTTTGCCAATGGGGGTGTTGTCAGTGGACCTGTGAGCTTTCCGATGCGCGGGGGGCGTGGGTTGATGGGGGAAGCAGGGCCAGAGGCAATCCTGCCGCTTTCACGTGGGCCTGATGGCAAGCTGGGGGTGCGCAGCGCGCAGCAAGCCGGCTCGGTGCAGGTGGTGATGAATATCTCAACCCCGGATGCCGAGAGTTTTCAGCGCTCCAGAGGGCAGATTGCAACGCAAATGAGCCGCGCTTTGGCGCGAGCGCAGCGCAACAGATAGGGGGCGGCATGAGTTTTCACGAGGTGCAATTTCCAACCACACTGAGCTTTGGCTCGGTTGGCGGTCCGCAGCGACGCACAGAGGTGGTGACGCTTGTGAATGGGTTTGAAGAACGCAACACCCCCTGGGCGCATTCACGACGCAGCTATGATGCAGGGTTGGCGATGCGCTCGGTAGACGATTTGGGTGTTTTGATCGCGTTTTTTGAGGCGCGGCAGGGACAGCTCAATGGGTTTCGCTGGAAGGACTGGGCTGACTATAAATCTTGCCCAGTGTCGCAGCAGGTTGGGTTTGAGGATCAGGTGATCGGGTTGGGGGATGGAATCACCACCATGTTTCAGCTTCAGAAAACGTATGAGTCGGGCGCGCAGCAATATGTACGGCCGATCCACAAACCTTTGGGCGGGACGGTTCAGATCGGCATGGATGGCGTGTTGCAAGCGCTTGGGCTGGATTTCACGGTCGACAGCGCAACTGGGATCGTGCGCTTTGAAGACGCACCTGCTGCTGGCGCTACGATCACCGCTGGTTTTGAGTTTGATGTGCCCGTGCGGTTTGACACGGATCAAATTCAGACAAGCGTTGCCAGCTTCAAGGCGGGTGATGTGCCCAACGTACCGATTGTCGAGGTGCGGGTCTGATGGCGTTTCAGCAGGAGCTATTGGCGCATTTACAGAGCGGTGCCACAACGGTCGCGCGGGCATGGGGGATTGTGCGCAAAGATGGTGTGCGTCTGGGCTTTACGGACCACGATCGGGATTTGAGCTTTGAAGGATTTGAGTTTCGCGCTTCAACTGGTTTGACGGCAAGTGCGCTTGAGCAGGGCACGGGGCTTGCGGTGGACAATAGCGAGGCTGTTGGAGTGCTGAGTGACGCGTCAGTGCGATCAGAAGACATTGCGGCGGGCCGCCTTGATGGTGCCGAGGTGATCTGCTGGCTGGTCAACTGGGCACAGACCTCTGAGCGCAGCGTTCTGTTTCGTGGCGCGCTTGGAGAGCTGCGGCAGGCTGGCGGTGCTTTTGTAGCGGAGTTGCGCGGATTGTCTGAACGGCTGAATATGCCGCGTGGGCGGGTTTATCAGCGGGCGTGCTCCGCTGTTTTGGGGGATATGCGCTGCGGCATAGATGTGCGAGATCCGGCTTTTTCCGTGGAGGCTACGCTGGTCTCTCAAGCGGATCGACGGGTGTTTCGCTTTGATGACTTAGAGAATTTTGCGGCGGGGTGGTTCACCCATGGGCAATTGCGTGTGTTGAGCGGTGAAAGCCTCGGGCTGACCGGTTTGATAAAGCGCGACGTTTCTGAGCCAGACAGCCGGGTGATCGAGTTGTGGGAGGCCTTGCCGCTTGATGTTATGGCCGGAGACCAGCTGCGCCTGATTGCGGGCTGCGACAAGCGATTTTCGACCTGTGGCGCAAAATTTGACAATCGTCTGAATTTTCAGGGCTTTCCTGACATTCCCGGAGAAGATTGGATCACCAGCTATCCCACCAAAACGGGCAACAACAGCGGGGGGAGCTTGCGATGAACACAGCAGACGGAGCCCTGGTCGTGGACATTGCGCGGCGTTGGATTGGCACACCCTATCGCCATCAGGCGAGTGCCTTAGGGGCCGGCGCGGATTGTCTTGGCCTGATACGCGGCGTGTGGCGCACGCTCTATGGGCAGGAGGCCGCTTTGGTGCCGCCTTATACGCGAGATTGGTCTGAGGCGCGCGGTCAAGAGGTGCTTTGGCAAGCTGCCGCGCGCTATTTGATACCCAAATCGCTGTCGGAGGAAGCTGCAGGGGATGTGCTGTTGTTTCGGATGAAATCAGGCGCTGTGGCCAAACACTTGGGCATTGTGGCGCGTTTGGGAGACATGGCCAGCGTGATCCATGCATACGGCGGCCATGCGGTTGTCGAAAACGCGTTGAGCTTACCCTGGCGGCGGCGCATTGTGGGGCGATTTGCCTTTCCGGCGCCTGAGGAGGGCGACACATGGCAACTGTGA